AAAACAGATACAAACCTCAGGACAGACCAGAGACAAACCGACCGAACGTTCGGTCAGCCCACCACCACGAACCCAGCCCAACAGACCCAACAGACCCCGACAGACCCAACAGACCCCAACGGTCACCTACCGTCTGACCCCAACGGTTACCTACCGTCTGACCGTTGGGTTGGCTGGTTCGCAGCTTACTTGCCGGTCGGTGGGGCGAGGTTGACCGGTGAACTGACGCACCTACCAACAGGGGGTATACGGGGGGCCTACCCCCCTTAACCCTATATGATTCTTTGGTTTGGGACTTAGGCGGGTTGGTTGGGTTTGTGTGTTTTTGGGTTGTTTTTGGTGTGTTTTGGGGGTTGGTTTGTGTGTTGTGTGGTTGCGGTTGGTTGTGTGTTTGGTGTGTGGTGTGTCATGTTTGTGTTATTTCTTTGTCATGTTTGTGTTAAGTTTTTGGTGTTGTGTGTGTGTTTTGGGTGGTTTTGTGGGTTGTTGCTGGGGTTTTGTGGTTGGGACGGTTTTTGTCTTTACGTGTATTGGTTAACTAGTTAACTTAGTAGGTGTTTAACTTCTTCGTGAGAAGAAGTTAAACGTTAACTAGTTAACTTGGTAGGTGTTTAACTTCTTCTTACGAAGAAGTTAAACGTTAACTAGTTAACGTTGTGGGTTGTTGGTAGGTTGTTGGTTTTTTGTTAACTTGGTTTTGTGGTTTGGCCCGGCTCGCTGTCGCTCGCCGTGTCTGTGTCTGGGACATTGTTTGCTGTATATAGACAGAAAGTAATGGAGGTTACATACGTGGGTGTTCCTAGGCAAACCAGTGGTGGTCGTCCTTCTCTCGTGTCTTTGCAGAAGGCACAGCAGTCTTTGAATGAGCGTCAGGTGATGTTTGTTGCGTGGGAGGCTACGCCTGAGAAGTATCGGAATCCGCAGACTCGTGCCGAGCTTTGTGTCCAGTTGGGTGTCAGTGAGGTTACCGGCTGGCGGTGGGCGAAGGACCCGAAGGTTCAGCAGGCTGTTCGTTGGATGGTTTTGCATCATGCGGGCGATCCTGCCCGCATTTCAAATGTGATCAACTATATTTACGAGACGGTCCAGGACGAGCAGGGTACTGCTCGTCTGCGTTTGGAAGCGGCCCGAGAGTTCCTAAAGGCTGTTGGTGTGTATCATGCGTTTACCGGTAAGCCCGATTTGTTGACCACTAAGGATGTTTCGGAGATTGCGTTGGATGAGTTGTCGGATGATGAGATTTGGAATCTGTATAATGAGCGGGCTGGCAATAATGGTCTGGGTATTCAAGCTTCTACAGCGGCGTCAGTCGATTCTAGGGCCATCGGACCCTCTGGGGATGTTTCTGATGCCTCTGGGGACGACGTGGGGGCCTCTGACGACATCGTGGCCGACGGGGATGCTTGATGGTGACTGCGATCAAAAGGGTGAAGTCAGCATCTAGGGGTTTGACAGATGAGAAACTGGATCAGGAACTGTTGTGGAGGTCTTGGTTTCCTGAGTCTCTACAGTTTGATGCCCGGGATGTGATCCCGGATGATGAGGTGGATGCTTTGATGGTGGCGTTCACCAAGTTTTGTGCTGAGGCGATCGTTATCAAGGTTCCTGGGAAACGGATTCCGTTTATTCTTCGGGAAGCACAGTTGGATACTGTGCGTTCTTGGTTCAAGTATCGTTACACGGTCACTTTAAAGGCCCGTCAGGTGGGGTTTTCTACCCTTTCTGCGGCTTTTTGTTTGTGGACGGCGATTGGTGCGCCTGATCGGCAGATTTATATGTTGTCGAAGAAGGAAGATACGTCTGTTGCGTTGTTGAATAAAACGAAGTTTGCTTGGAAGTCGATGCCTGCGTGGGTTCGTGAGCGTGCCCCGAGTGTGATTGACAAAACGTTGTTGAAGATGACGTTTGAGAATGATTCGTTCATTGTTTCGGGTCCTACTGCGTCGGACCCTATTCGTGGTGAAACGGCTTTTTTGGTGATTTGTGATGAGTGGGCGTCTTTTCCTTCCCAGGAGGAGGCTTGGGCTTCGGTTGAGCCTGCTACTGACATCGGTGGTCGGATTGTTGGCCTTAGCACGGCGAAGGGTGAGGGGGATTTCTTTCATCGTTTGTTTGTTGGGGCTGAGACGAGTTCGAACTCGTTTAAAAGCATTTTTCATCCTTGGTGGGCTGTCCCTGAGCGTGATGAAGCCTGGTATGAGAATAAGAAACAGAATATGGAGCCGTGGATGCTGTTCCAGGAGTATCCTTCGACCCCGGAGGAAGCGTTTATCGGGTCAGGTAACCCGTTTTTCAATCTGGAAACGATCCGGGATATGCGAGCCAAGGAATCTCTTGGCTCGTGGATGATTGAGGCTACAGCTACAGGTAACCGGTTCAAGGTTGACCCTGGCGGCGATTTCGAAGTGTATTCTGAGCCTGAGCGTTTCGCCTCGTATGTTGTCGGAGCGGATATTGCTCAGGGGTTGGATCATGGTGACTGGTCGGTGGCGTTTGTGATGGATGCTGAGACTGGCAAGATTTGTGGGGTGTATCGGGGGAAGTGTGAGCCGGACTATTTCGCAACCATCATTGCCGGTATCGGCTATAAGTATAACTATGCTTTGGTTGCACCCGAGGTGAACAATCATGGCCGTACCACTGTAGATCATTTGCGGCGTAGGGGTTACAGCCGCATTTATCGTCGGCGAACTCAGATGAAGCGGCAGATTTCTCCAACGGAGACGATCGGCTGGTTGACGACTCACGGCAACAAGGCTGATATTCTCCAGGAGTTGTCGATTTGGACTCGGACCCATAATGTTCCTCATGCTCCGACTATTGCGGAGTTGAAAACGTTTGTTCGTGAGCAGCGTGGTGATCGTATCAGGTTGCATGGTTCACCGCATGATGACTGCGTAATGGCTTTAGCCATTACGGTTGAGGCCCGCCGGTATGCGATCGAAAACCAGGTTGGTCGTGTTAGTGAGGATACGGTTCCTGGGTCGATCGCTTGGTGGGCTGCCGAGTTGGACAAGAAACGCAAAAGCGTTCGCCGTCGTGCCACCCCGGTTTTTTGATGCCATTCTGATGGGATTCTATTAGAATGGTGGGACGATCTTTGCTTTCTTTAGGGAGACTTGCTATATGAACTGCACGGAATGTGGTCTAGACAAGGCACCGGACGCTTTCAATAGCGGGTGCAATGCGCCGACTGTATGTTTCAAATGTCGGGTTTCCTCAGTGAATCTGGGGTTCAACGGCTATCAAGACTTTTTTCACGACGACACGATTAAAGCTTTTCAAACAAAGCAGATCGCTGATGGTCGGGCGAACGGTCTTGACCCGCAACTTAAAACGAATCATGGTGCCGGTCTTGTCGGGTCCCAGATGACCAAACTTGAAGAACACCATAAAAATCGACCTACTAAGAAAGCGATCTGATGCCAAGCAACTACGATTCTCAGGTTGCTGGCGGGCTTTTTGATGATACTACCCGGAAGGGTAGGAAAACGAAGAACGACAAGTTTAAGGCGAAGATCGCTACGATCGAGGCAACGAAGAAGTTGCGGAGCGATAACAAGTGGGATAAGAAATGGTCGGACTTCCTACAGATTTACTCTAACCAGTATCCTTGGCCCGAGTTGAACGACTATACGGATGTTGTTGTACCGAACATGGCGTTCTCCACTGTGAACGTTATTGTTCCTTCGGTGTCTGTGACTTCTCCTAAGATTACGGTGACAGCGAGGCGTGCCCAGGATCAGGAGACTGCTGCTGTTGCTGAGGCTGTTGTAAATCACCAGTGGAAAGAGTTTGATGTTCAAGATCAGATTCGTGAGGCGATCAAAGATTTTGTGATTTTGGGTCACGGCTGGATGAAGGTTGTTTGGGATTTCGAAACGGAAACCCAAAAGCTTAGCCCCGAGGAATGGCAGAATCAGGTTCGTGATGCGCTGATGCAAAGGCAGCAGGGCATTGATGGTTCTACGTTGTCTGAGAGCGAGTTCCCTTCCGTCGAGGAAGTTGTCCGCTCTGTTCCGAAGGAAGCGGAGGCAACGGTTCGGGACGCCCCGAAGGCGTCCCGTATTTCACCATTCGATATGTTTGTTGATCCGGATGCTTCCAGGTTGGAAGATGCCAGGTGGATTGCACAACGTTCGTTTGTTCCTATTGATGTAGCTCGTGATAACGAGGATTGGGATGCTGGTGTTCGGCGCAAGTTGAAGGCTACTGTTCTTTCTGATGCTCGTGAGGGTGTCGATGTTATGTCTGGTGGCGGGGCCGATCAGAAGTCGAAGGAAGCCGGATTTGTTGTTGTTTACGAGTTTTATGATCTCGTAAGCAAGGATGTTTGTACTTTGGCTGACGGTGCGGAAGATTATTTGTCTGATCCGGAACGGTCGCCGTTCCCGGAGATTCATCCTTTCGTGTTCATCCCGAACTATGAGGTTCCGGAACGTTTCTATCCGATCGGTGATATCGAAACGGTTTACGGGTTGCAGCTAGAGTTGGCTTTGACACGAACACAGATGATCAACGATCGTAAGATTGGTCGGCGGATCAATCTGGTGCGTCCGGCTGCTATCGGTGAAGATGGTATGGATGCTTTGGAATCTGGTGATGATCAGGTTCTTTTGGAAGTTTTGGAAGATCGTCCGTTTGCGGACATCTTCCAGACTATCAAACCGATCGGGTTGGATGCGAACTGGTACAACCAGTCCGAAATGATTATCGGTGACATCAACACGATTACCGGTATTTCGGAGTATGCTCGTGGTACACCGACAGAGATTCGACGTACAGCTACCGAAGCTGGTTTGATCCAGGATGCTGCGAACGCCCGTTCGGCCGATAAGTTGTATAAGGTTGAGCAGGGGATGTCTCGGGTTGCTGGTCGGATGATCCGTTTGTCTCAGGTGTTTATGGAAACTGAGGATGTTGCCCGAGTTGTTTCTGACGACCAGGTGGTATCTTGGGTTCCGTATAGTGCCGCACAGCTACAGGGCGAGTTTGTTTTCGATGTTGAGGCTGGTTCTACACAGCCGCAGAACGAGACGTTCCGACGGCAGTCTGCTCTACAGTTGATGGATACGATGGCCCCGTTTATCGGTTCCGGGATGATCAACGATCAGAAGCTGGTTGAGCATCTGTTGCGTAACGGGTTCGGTATCAAAAATGCGGAAGATTTCTTGAATGTCCTGCCAGCAGCGCCTGGTGGGGAAGATTTGGGTGCGCCGCCCGGTCAAGCGTTGACAGGTGGCCCGCCCTTGGTGTAGTATGGGTTTTACCCCTGCTGACGGAACGCAGACAGAAGCCTTCGAAGCTTTTAGGCCAGGTTCGACTCCTGGGAGGGGTACCAAGCATTCTAATAGAATGTTTCACGTAGGAACAGCACAAGTTTCCTAAACTAAGTGTTCAGGGTTCGAATCCTTGGTGAAACACGATGGCCCTCTAGGTCAGGTCACACATGGCCCTCTAGCCCAATGGCAGGAGGCGACACCCTCAAAAAGTGTACAGTCTGGGTTCGAGTCCCAGGGGGGCTACTAGGGAGATACCGGCGGCTGGGCTGCCAACAGGCTTTGACCCTGTGGTGTCTTGCGGTTCGATTCCGGTTTCCCTTTCCAACGATACTCCCTAGCATAATGGTAGTGCGCTCGGCTCTGACCCGGTGTGTCCAAGTTCGATTCTTGGGGGAGTTACCAATAACAGTTCGTTGCGGGCGCTATGGTTAGTCCACTAGGCTCATACCCTGAGTGTGCAGAGTTCAATCCTCTGGCCCGCCACCAACGTATCCCAGGGGTAGGGAAACCTGATCAGTTTCCTCGTCCTCTCCCGGTTGATTACGATATCGGTGAAGCACCTGGGGTGATTTTCGTGGAAGGTACCGCTAAATGGTTGGCGACCAGGTTTGAACCCTGGGGCGGGGTAACACCTGGGGGTTCGATTCCTCTACCTTCTTCCATCGCATGGAAAGCTAACCCGATAGGTTCGGGAGCAGTTTGCTAAACTGTATGGGACGGTTAAACGTCTTGGGGATCGTGCCCTCAGTTTTCCGCTCATGCCCGAGTAGCCGAACGGGATAGGCAGCAGTCTTAGAAACTGTAATCTGTGGGTTCGACTCCCACCTTGGGTACCATGCCGTTTAAGCCAACTGGTTGTAGGCGACACCCTGATAAGGTGTTTCAGATAGGTTCGATCCCTGTAAGCGGTACTAGGTTTTATAAACCACGAGTCGGGACTGGTGTCCCTAGCAGGTTTACATCCTGTCACTGGCATGTTCGATCCGTGCCTCGTGGACCACGGGGATGTAGCTCCAATGGTAGAGCAACTGCTTTGCAAGTAGACGGCTGCCGGTTCGAATCCGGCCTTCTCCACCAGGTACCTATGGTGTTTAACGGTCAAGCATAACTGGCTTCCACCCAGCAGGTCACGGTTCGAATCCGTGTAGGTACTCCATCGCAATACAACTGGATGTGGGGCAGTAGGCCAGCCCGCCTGATTTGGAATCAGGAGCATCGGAGGTTCGAATCCTTCCATCCAGACGCTAGCCACCATATCTAACGCAAGGTTCCCTAGGCTGACTGCGGTAGGGGAAGTAGAATGATGTGGGAGACCGTGGTTTGAGGGTCGAAAGAACAAGGTGTTCACGCTGGCTGTAAACCAGCCGCTTCGGCATGGGTGGTTCGATTCCATCTCGGCCCACCACAAAACAATCGCAACCCATGTTGTGAAACGCAGGCTTCCAGCTTGAAGTCGCCAAACACCTTTTAGGGTTTGACGCAAACTAGTATACTAAAAAAGGATACACAGAAATGGCAACAACTGCTTCAACTGCGCCGGTCGGACGGACCCGGCTCACAGCCCTTACAGGGGCTGCTAACACTCTGTCGTCTCGGACAGGCCCGTTCTCTGCTGTAACAGTGTCTCATGGCTCTGCTACAACGTTGACGCTTCCCGAGTCAACTACTGTTGATTGGCCCTTGGGTACAGTCTTTTTCGTTATCCAGATCGGTGCTGGTGCGGTCACTTCCGCTAAGACTGGTTCGGATACGATTGTTGGTACGGTCGCTACTGTCGCTGCTGGCGACATGGTGATTTTGACCAAGACTACTGCTACTGGTTGGCACGCAGCCTTGGCTACCTGAGTTCGGTTGGGGACTTCGGTCCCCAACCTTCATGGTTCTCTGGTGTATTCTGGAGGCACAGCAGTCTGAAAAGCTGTTGGACCGGGTTCGAACCCTGGGGGAACCACTGGAAACGAGCATGACGACTATGCAGTTGGCTGCAACCCTTCTGAATCGGGTTTGACTCCCGAGTTTCCATCCAGCCGTGTTAGTGTTATCGGTTAACATGCCAGCTTGTCACGCTGGAGTGACGGGTTCGATTCCCGTACATGGCGCTCATGGTCCTATCGTCCATCGGTTAAGATACCAGGTTTTCACCCTGGGGAACAGAGTTCAACTCTCTGTAGGACTTCCATCGCATTTTGGTCCCATCGTATATGGGTAGTATCGCAGCTTCTCAAGCTGCAGGACAGAGTTCGAATCTCTGTGGGACTACCAAACATGCCTCTCTCAGCTAACGGTAAGCGACTGGCCTTTTAAGCCGTGAGATGGGGGTTCGAATCCTCCGGGGGGCACTAGGAGCAGTTGTTCCAAATGTTGTGGACGAAGCCGAAGTGGCCCAGGCGCTTGGTTGTGACCCAAGTAGTTAGCGAGTTCGAGTCTCGTCGTTCACCCCATCGAATAAACAAACCGGCAGCCGTAGGACGGTAAGCAGCTTCCAAACCTGCGAAACAGGGATCGTTACCTTGTGTCGGTGCTGTCAACGATCCTGCGGTTTTTTCATAAACCTTCTTCACAGGTGTTAAGGTAGCATGGGCGACTCTTAATCGTACCGGTCAGGGTTCGAATCCCTGGTGAAGAACCATTCCGATCTATCAATCTTGGCGATAGAACCTGACTGTTAATCAGGAGAGCGGGGTTCGAAACCCTGGGTCGGAGCCATGCCAGCGGGACCCGGATGGTCGGGTGCTTGCCTTGTAAGCAAGTTGCAGCGGGTTCGAATCCTGTCACTGGCTCCATCTGCAATCAGTCAAAATGCGGCCTTTCGGGGCTGCATTTTGCGTTCTTGGGACGATCTTTGCTTTACTTAGGGAATAATCCACGAGAAATCCCTTTACGGAGATAGAAATGCCCGAAGATGCTCTAGGAGAGCTATTCGATACAGTCGTTGAAGAAATGTCTGATGTGAGCGATCCGGTTGTAGAAACAACCGAACCGGTTATTGACGATGTTGCTGATAATGCTGATATCGTTGAGGCTGACCAGGCAGACACTCCCGTTGTGGAACCTGCCGATGTTACAGAAGGCACCGAGGAAGCCGACACCCAAGAAGGATCGGCCGAGCCGTTTGACTGGAAGCAGTATGCTGACCAGTTGATTCCGGTACGTCAAGATGGGGTTGACCGTATGGTTACCCTTGAGGAAGCACGTAACGGTTTCATGCGTCAAGATGATTACACTCGTAAAACCCAAGAGGTTGCGGGTCTAAAGTCTGAGGCGCAATGGGCGCAGGAAGTTCAAGAGGCTTTCAAGCTGGACCCACAGGGTACGTTGGCGGCGTTTGCTAAGGCGTACAATGTTGATCCGGCTGCGAAGGTTTCTGATCAGACTGATGCGTTGAATGATTTGGATGATGATGTTCGTCCTTGGGCGGAACAAACTGTACAGACCCGTCGAGAGCTAGAAGTAGCTCAACGGCAGTTGCAGGAGATTCAAAATCGAGGGATTTTGGAGGATATTCGCCAGGAGGTGCGTGGTCTGCAGGAGCGTTTTGGGGACGACTTTGAACCCGAAAACACTTTGAGGATGGCTGCCAGGAAGAACATTTCGTTGGAGGATGCCCACTGGTTTTTGTCGGCTCAAAGGTTGTCTCAGAAAGATGAGACTTCTGGTAAGGTTGATACCCAGGTTGCGGAGGTGGTCGCCGAGCAGGATGCTGCTACGGCTGCTGATGTGAAGGCGGCGAAAGCTAAGGCTTCGTCTACTCAAACCCGATCGTTTAAGGCTTCTGAGATTCCTGCCGATAACTTCACTGACATCGGTGAACTCGCAGCCATTGTGATGGCTGAAATGGGTTCCTAAACTTTTAAAGGATTTGATATGAGTTTTGACAACATTGTGGGTACTACTTTGGAACGGTATTTCAGTTCCGGTAAGGCCACAGACAACATTTTCTCCAGGACTGCGGTTTTGGACTTCATCAAGCGTCGTGCGACGATTCAGTCTCAGGGTGGGCGTAACGCCAACATTCCTGTGATGGGTGCGAAGAACACGACTTTCCAGAACTACTCTGGCTACGACACTTTGCAGCCTTCTGTCGATGACATCATTGACACCGCTGTTTACGAGTGGAAGCAGTCAGCGATTTATGTTCCTATCAGCGGCCTGGAGGAAGCCAAGAACAGCGGCGACAAGCAGGTTGTCAACCTGTTGAAGGCCAAGACTTCCAACGCCGAGATGACTACAGCCGATGTGTACGAGGAAATGTTGTTCCTCGCTGATGGTGCCGGTACTGGTACTGCTCCGACTGGCTATACTGCCAACGCTAAGGAGTGGGCCGGGTTGGCTAGTTTGGTTGGCACAACCAACACTGTTGGTGGTATCTCCGGTACAACTGACGACTGGTGGCAGTCGCACGTTGATACTACTTCCGAGGCGTTGACTTTGGCTACTTTGTCTCAAGGGTACAATACGGTTTCGTATGGTTCCGACAAGTGCGATTTTGAGGTGACAACACAGACTTTGTATGAGAAGTATGAGTCGTTGTTGCAGGCGAATCAGCGGTTCACGGATGCGAACACAGCTAAAGCTGGGTTCGACAACCTGATGCACAAGAGCGGTGTTGTGGCTTGGTCAGATTTCTGCCCGGCTCTCCACTGGTTCTTCTTGAACAGCCGTCATATCAACTTGACTGTTCTTGATGGTAAGTGGATGAAGTTCAACGGCTTCATTCAGCCTTACGACAAGGATGCCAAGTACGGTATGATTTTGAACTACGGTACGTTCACTACGGATGGCCGTCGTTACCTTGGTAAGTTGACGGGGCAAACTGGCTGATCCCAGCTTTTCCTGGATTTGATTAGTGGCCGGGCACCGTAAGGGTGCCCGGCCATTCGTCTTTACAGGATTCTATTGGCATTCTATTAGAATGAGAGTTTTCTGTGTGGTATAAGATTTACGCTAAGTTTGTGGTGGCTTCGATTGCCGCTTTGGGTGTGGCCGGGTCCCTTCTGGTGGACGGTCGTTTGACTGCTGCGGAAGCTGTTGCTGTGGTTTTGGCTGGGCTGGGCGCTCTAGGTGTTAGGAAGGCTAGCAATGCCTGATAATCTGTCTAGTGACATTGAGATTGTTTCGGCAGCTGTCTACCATAATCAGGACGCTGGGAAGGTGCCTTACGGTTCTATCTTTCCTGATGTAGTGGGTGCGGAGGCTGCTGATGGGTATAGTATTGAATCGCTACAACCTGATGCTGTTCGGGCTGTTGATTGGCGTGGACTTGATGAGAGTGATGCTGTCGTTGTGGCTGCGGAACCCAAAAAGCGTGGTCGTCCGGCGGGATCAAAAAACAAGGTGAAGGTGACATCTGATGGCTAAAGTATCCACGTTTGGTGCGATCACCACTTTTGGTGGTGACGAACTAGTCTATTTGGTTGATGATCCAGCCGGTACACCGGTTGACGCCAAGTCAACTGTTGACAGTTTGACAACCCATTTCCAGGCTGGTGTGAACAAGGTACCTACTGGTGGTACGACCAGTCAAGTCTTGTCCAAGGTTGATGGAACTAACTACAATGTGACTTGGACTACCCCGAGTGCGGGTGGAGGTGGCGGTATCCAGGAGTCTCTGGGCTTTATGTCTGAGGATGCTGGCACTTTCTCAGGGTTTTGTTCTGTTCATGGTACCATTAGTTCTGGTGCTGATGGTGGTGTAGTATTGCAGGCGTTGATTGATCATTGCTCCAACTATGTTGGTGGTACGGGTCATCGTGGTGGGCGTATCCATTTGGGTGTGGATGAGGTTTTGGTTACTGCCCCTGTTGTGGGACGTGCTGTTGATGTGGGTGGTACAACTAGTTCTACGACTGTTTGGCCGCTGCATTTGACCGGCAACGGCGTTCTACCTCGACCTTCTGCGATTTCTGGTGAAATCGGGGGAACTATCATTCGTTGGAATAGCGGTTCGGTACCGACCGGTACCTATCAGGCTGTTTTGGATTTGTCTGATGATTGTCACGGCTGGATGATTGACGATATGGCGATTGATGGTGGCACGGTCGCTCCGAAATGTGCGGTGTCGGCGGGTCGCCGGGTTGTTTGGACCCGCTGCCAGTTCCGTCACCCCCTACAAGCCGGGTTTGTGGCGATCGGCACACCTTCTGCCGCCGTTACCGTGGGGGCTGGACTGTTGGTCACAAACGGATCGGACGCTTCGTCCGACCGATATGTGCAGCAGCGTGTCATTAACTGTGATTTTATCGGTTCTTCTGGTGGGATTGGGCTGATCATTTTAGACATGGATTCTGGTTCGTCTTGCACCGATGGGCGGATCGAGGATGTGCAGATGAATGGCTGCAATGATGGTGGCGTTTATATTGGTGAGGGCGGCTGGGGTTTGCGTGGCGGTCACTTGACTATGAACGCTACTGGCGGGAACCGTGATTGGGGTCTATATATGGACGCCGGGTTTCTGCATGTTGCCGGTCTATACGTTGATGTTGTCCCCTTGGGGGCCAACATCTATGTTGGTAACAACAACTTTACGATCACCGGATGTTTTATGATTGCGAACAACAAGGGAACAAACAACACGTATCCGTTTATTGATCTCAACGGTTCGTCTGGTTCCGTTGTCGGCAACACTTGGGGTGGATTGTCGAACACGGTCAACTATTTTGTTGACCGGTCAAACGTGAACTCTGTGATCGTTGGTAACTCGGGTCCTTCTGGTTCAATCGGTACCAGTGTTATCAACGGTGCTACAACTAACACAGATTTCAATCTGAGTTACTGATACGATAGGGGACAGATAATGGCTAACGGTATTTCGTCATACATGGCGACAGCCTGGTTGGATGCTTTCGGGAACGCTACGGCGTTCTCCGTGACAACCGTGTATATGCAGTTGCATACTGCTGCGCCGGGTGCTGCTGGGACAACTTCGATCGCTACCGAAACGACCCGTAAGACGGTGTCGATGGGTGCTGCGGCGGCTGGTGCAATCAGTAATGATGCTCAGGTCCAGTGGACAAGTATTTCTGGTTCTCAGGATGCCACGGATTATACTTTGTGGGATGCGTCTACGGCCGGAAACTTTTTGGGTTCCGGTTCTATCACAGCGTCAGCCTATACGGCTGGCGATACGTTGACTTTCGCTATTGGTGATATTGATATCAGTCTAACTATTGCTAGCTGAGGTAGCCTGTTATGGCTGTTCCTGTACTAGAAACAGGTTGGACGACACACAGCAGCGTCAGCGACGATGCTACCGTTTCGCTCGGTAAGCCGACCGGTTTGGTTGCGGGCGATACGATTCTAGTCATCGCTGCTAGTGAGCAGTCGAACAACAACTATATGGCGGAGATTACGTCTCCGGATGTGTATCAGCGGATCGACAGTCCGAATAACCGTCAAGATGTTCAACTTGGCATCTATTTGCGTGAGGCGACCGGAACCGAGACATGGCCGCTGGTATTTGAGTGCAGCAACCTCGATTTCTACACGAACGTTGCGGTCTGTATCCGTATCACGGGAGCCTGCACGACCGCCCCACACCGTGTCGGTTCGTGGGTCGGTGTTGGTTCGACCGGTACAGGTTTGACGATTCCTGAGGTGACCACGGCGGTTAATGACTGTCTCGGGGTTTGGGTCGGCGCTACTGACGGTTCTGATGTTTCACCGTTTTCGGTCACGTCGGGAACTGGATGGTCCCGTACCGGCGGTCTTGAGAACCCGACGAACGATAGCAACGGGATCGGTCTGGACTTCGGTGAGAAGGACCACTCAACGGCCGGTGTGTCGGCCGATATTGTTCTCGATATGTCGGGGTCTGGTACGGATGGCCGTATCGGTATTCAGTTGATGTTTGCTCCGGACACGGAGTTTACTGATCCTGTTCATGGTGATCCGACCGAAGTTATCTCGTTTTTGGATGAGACGCCGGGGGCTTCATCGCAGGCAACTGGCTCGGGTACATATGTGGCTGGTGAAGCCTATGTTGCGGTTGTTACCAGTTATTTGTCGTCGGGGTCTGTTGCGACTACGTTGACAGGTTGGTCGAATACGTGGACTGATGTGTCGGATACGCTCGGTATGACTCAGAGCTTGTGGAGTACGGCGACTGATCGTCGTGTGCAGGTGTTTGAGATTCAGGGCCAGTGTGTTGGTTCGGGTTCGGGTGCGTTGACGGTTGCGTATACGACGCAACCTAGTCATGTGAGTGTTCAGGTGATTCGTATTCCGAACGGTGCCGACATCGTTGCGATGTCGGATGGTACTGGTACTCTTGGCACTACTACGGACCTTCCGTATGGGCCTACGTTTCATGCGGGTATCATCGGGATGGCTGATCCTGGTTCCAGGCTGATCGGTGTTCACGCTGGTAATGCTAACCGGGCCTCGACTATCGCTGTGGCTGACCCGGCATCGCAGCACACCGTGGCGAGCGTCGGGAAAGCCGGTTGCGGGTCATCGTCGGGAACAATCCTGGGGTGGTCTACTTCGCCGACCGGGTATGCTGTTGTTTCGTGGACTGACGTGTCGGGTGCTTTTGAGCCGACGTTGGCGATCACGAACAATACTGGTGGGTCGGCGTCAGCATATAACCTGGCGATTGAGGTTGGCGTTCTACCGTCGTCAGCAGAGGTTACTGGTACGATCAACTCTGCTTGGGGTGGCTGGTCTGCCACCTCTAGCGGGCTGCATGAAGTACCCGCTACCGTTAATACGGCTTGGGGCGGTTGGACTGCGACAGCGGTCGGCGATCACGAGATTCCTGCTACCGTCAACACGGTGTGGGGTGGATTGACGGCTACAGCTAGCGGTCTAGTTGATCATCCGGCTACGGTCAACTCTGGTTGGTCTGGTTGGACAGCTACAGCTAGCGGTCTAGTTGATCATCTGGCTACGGTCAACTCTGGTTGGTCTGGTTGGACAGCTACCTCAACCGGGTTGCATGAGGTCCCAGCGACTATCAGCAGCAGTTGGGGTGGGTGGTCTGCGAGTTCAACTGGGCTGGTTGATCATCTGGCTACAATCAGTACGGTTTGGGGGGGTTGGGTAGCTGCTGCTAGCGGTACAGTTAGCATTGTTGCCACGATCAGCACCGACTGGTCTGGTTGGACAGCTACCGGTACGGCAAGTGTTGATCACCCAGCCACCATTCTAACAGAATGGGGTGGCTGGGTTGGGACCGCTGTTGGGTCGGTTTCGCTGCCCGGTGTTATTCTCACCGACTGGGGAAGCTGGGTTGGCGTAGCGTTTGCCAGGCAGCTAAAGACTCAGCCGGGCGGGGTTCGTTTGTTGATTGTGGGTCCCCCACCTGTCAGGCGTGCCCTGTTTAGTGTTAAGACACAGTTGGATGATATGCGTTCACGCATTGAAGCTTTGGAGCCGTGATGGAAGGTTATGTGCCTACCGAGAGGGAACTGATGGCTTTGACGGTTGGTTGGTCGAACGTCGATGTCAGGGACATTCGACGGGCGTTCTTGTCGTTTCAAACAGAATATGAAGATTTGCTAGCTCGGCTAGTAGCTTTGGAGCCGTAAATGGATTTGCAAGAAATGATTACCTTTGTTCGGCTTCACGCTGACACTGACGAACAGGACGCTCCTGACGCCAGTTTGACTGTGTATGCTCGGGCAGCCTATAACGATATTCGGAGGCGGGTACCGGAGTGGCGGGAACGTCACGGTTCCGATACTTTGACGGTGGTGGCTGGTACCGACCAGTACGCTTTGAACGGTGCCTCGTTTGCGTCGAAGAATATCGAGTATGTGACTGGTGTTTCTGGTCCGACCAGCACGTTGGTATATATCCCATTCGAGCAGTATGTGTTGTCGTTGGATGGCAACACAACAGATTATTCGACTCAGGAAGCTGATTCGTTTAGTTTGAAGAACGGTGTAATCTATTTGTTCCCCGCCCCCACAACTACAGCGGTGACATATACGGTGTATGGTTATACGACGTTTACGGATTGGCCTACGGCTGGTGGGGACCCGGATTTGCCTCGTGAGTTTGACGAGGCGATCTGCTGGTACATGTTGGCTAAATACTATACTGCTCAAGAGGATTTGGAGTTGGCCCAACTTTTTGAGAACACGTATGAGATTTCGGTTGGACGCTATATTTTGTCTGCGATGCGAACCGGTAAGCCGACCAGGGTTTTGGGTGGTGGGCGGCGGCGTTCGTTGAGTTATGGTGCTTGGGTGCGTAGGAATACTGAGGGTTCTTGATGGCGTTGTCTCGTGAGGTAATCTATTTGGGGGATTTTCGTGGCGGGTTGAACTTGACGACCCAGCTACAAACTCTGAAACTTAACGAGTCCCCTGATGCTTTGAACGTCGATTTTGGGCAGCGTGGCGGGTTTGTGTTGCGTGGCGGGTTCCATACCCAGGTTGCGGCTGCGGTTGCTTCTGGTGCCAAGTTTTTGGGTGCCATCTATTTTGCTGCTGATGCTGTTTTGTTGTATGATACGACTGGGCTGATGCACTCGTGGGATGGTTCGACGTTGACTTCGACTGCAAAGGATTTGTCGGATGCTGCGACAAATCGGATGCGTATGGCTTCGTTTGATTCGGATGCGTATGTGGCGAACGGTCGGTTGGCTGGTGCGATCATCATGCAAAAGTGGGATGGCACCACTTTGACGACTTTGGCGAACACGTTTAACGACACCTATACTGCACCTGATGCCGGTGACATGCCGTTGGCCCGGCATGTTGCTCGGCATGCCGGGCATATGTGGGTTGCTGATACGGTGGAGTCGGCGGTGCGTTACCCCCACCGTGTCAGGTTCTCCCATTTGCAGAACCCTGAGGATTGGGCTACGGCCGACTATTTTGATATTGCACCATCGGATGATGGTGATCCGATTACGGCGCTGGTTCCTTTTAGGGAGACTTTGTTGGTTTTCAAGCGTTCCGGTGCGTACATTGTTTACGGTACCGACAAGGATTCGTTTTATTTGGAGCCGTTGTCTAATGGGTCTGGTGTTGATTCGTCGGATGGTGTTGCGTTTAATGCTGGGGTTTGCTACTGGTTTGCTACTGACGGGATGCTGATGGCGTTCAATGGGCGTCAGACTGCTCCGGTGATGGACAAGCTGCGGTGGTGGTCTGACCTGGGTAAGATCAAGCATGGTGGCGATCATCGTCTCATGTGGGCTGATGGCCGTCTGTGGATGTCGTTGGAGGCTGGTTCGGGCGAGAGCGTCAACTATTTCTTGTTTGTTTGGGACCCTGCGGTTGGGGCTTTGACCAGGTATGATCCGGTTGTGACAGAAATGTTTAACTGGGTTCGAGTCGATCAAGATGCTGATCCGCTGTTCCTGTTTGAGTCCGATACGAACCTGTACAGGTTTGACCGATCGTATTCTACTGATCGGATTGTTGCTAGCGGTACTGTTGATGGTGTTGATGATGTTGCGTTGACTGGTGAGGATGCTGCCTCGATCACGTCGGCTGCTGGTGCTGATGAGACTTCGAATGTTCGGATTGACGGCTATTATCGTACTGCGTGGATTACGGCTGGTGAGACTTCTTCTCGGAAGCGGTTTAAGCGACCTCGTGTTACTGCGGCCGCTGAGGGCGATGTCAATATCACTGTTGATGTGTTCTTCGATTTTAATGAGGCCGGTGCGAAGCGTTCTTCGGATGTTTTTGTTGACGCCAAGGACGACGAGTTGTGGGGTACAATGGTGTGGGGTACTGGCCGGTGGGGTGACGGTCAGACCGACACATACGAGTTCGCAAAGCTTCCGTCTGCCGGTACGGGGCATGCTGTCCAGTTCAAGTTTTCTTCTGCCGATAACGCTGGTCGTTGGTGGGTTGACTCTATCGCTTTGCCGTTCCGGCGTAAGCGTGTTAAGTGAGGTATAATGGCTACTGTTTCTGTTCCCAATACGTTGGCTAACGGTACAACAGCTTCGGCTGTTGAGGTACAAGGTGACTTTGATGCGCTGGTTGCGTTTATCAACGCATCTACTGTTCATGTTGATGGTTCTAAGTCGATGACGGGCAGTTTGGATGTTGGCGCTAACCGTGTCACGAACGTTTCGGCTCCGACTGCTGCGTCGGATGCTGCTAACAAAGCATATGTGGATGCTGCTACCAACTCAGCATTTTTTACTCGATCTACGGACATCGCTTTGAGTGCCTCTGATACGTCGGATGTGACTTTTGAAACCGAGTCGGGTGATACCGACACTTGGTGGCCTGGTAGCGGGTTTACGTTCACTTGTTTGACTTCGGGGCAGTATGCGGTCAGTCTCCATCTCACAGTATCTTCAGGGACTGCCTCTGCGAGCCTCATCAGTATTTCTGGTTCGACTGTCTCACTCGTCATGGGTACCGCTGTGGGTTCCGTTACCGGCGGCGAAGTATTTTATTTCAAGACCGGAGATTCTTTCAAGGTGAGGGTTTCGAAGATCACAACGTTGCCATCAGCCACCGTTGATGAAGTTATTTTGGGAATCACGAAACTGGGGGCGGGCTGATGGCTTTTAACACACCAACATACGATTACGGTTTGGCAACCAACAAACTGTCCACTAACAAGGGGTTGGCTGATCAGGCTCAAACGTTTGGGCGTTTCCTCTCCCAAGAGAGGCATCGCCGTGGACTGGCGGACACTAACAGGACGTTCCAGGATCGTTTCCCGAGGGTTGGGCAGGGTTTCCAAAATCGTGGACTGTATCATTCTGGGTTGCGTCGTGAGGGGCAACGTAAGGAAGCTGAGTCGTTTCAGCGTGGTGTTGGGCAGCAGAACTTTGAGTTCGGTGTTGGTGAGGCGGCTGCCGAGCAGGCTCAAACGTTTCGGGATGCACAGTATCAGCAGGCGTTGTTGGATTTGTTTGATCAGATGCAGAGGGCACGAGCGGGTCAGGACCCGTTTGCTAGTTTGAATGGGGTTATTCGATGAGTGTTTTTAATACGCCGGATCGTACACCGGTACCACCGAAGCGTGCTAACACTATTCCCGACCGGCAGCCGGGCCAGCCAGCACCGTCGGTGGGTCCGTATGTGCCTGCAACAACGACTCCGTATGCGTCTCGTACGAGTAATCTTGCTGATCGTCAGTTTGATGGGTGGGATCAAGATTATTTGGCTGCGATTGCCGAGTTGGAGAGGGAGTTGGCTGCCGGTACGGATCAGCCACTTTCTCCGTGGGATATGTTGCAAGCTACTTTGACGGCTGCCGGTAGGCAGCCGGTGAGCGGTCCCTCGGGTGGTGGCTCACGAGGTGGCGGCGGTTCTCTGGGTCCTAGCGCTGACACTAGTGCGGCGTACCGGGCGTATTTGGCTTCTGTCCAGGGGCAGGATATCGGTGGGCGGTTTGATGAGTTGCGTGGCCGGTTGGGGTCACAGTTTTCTGATGATCCGGTGAACGCCCGTTACGACCGTTTCTCGGGTTCTATCCAGGACGCTTCTGCGGCCGGTAGTGAGCGTGTGGCCGGTATCGGTGCAGAGTCGGCCGCCCGGGCCGCACAGGGCCGTACAGCGACCTCTGAGGCGTTTTCTGATGGGGACAGTCGGCTGCGGGCTCTCCAGCAACAGTTTTCGGCCGGTTCCCAGGGGAACGCAGCCGGTTTGAACAACATTTTGAACAGTTTTGATGCTGGTTCGGTCCAGGCTCAGCAGGCACCTATCAACAATCTGTTTGCGGCTGCCAGGGCGGCACAGTTGGGTGCCGCTACCAGTTTTGATGCGGCGGGTGCGGATCGTGAGGCTTTGTCTGGTGCGTTGGTTGGCGATGTACAGACTGGTATTTCTCAGGGTGAGCAGGCTTTGATGGCCCGGATTGCGGCTCAGCGGGATGCTGGTTTGCAGCAGAATGATGCTTCTCGGGCACAGTTGGATGCCGAGTTGTTTATGCAGCAGCAGCAAGCGGAGCAGGCGAGGTTGGATCAGGAGAATCAGATCAGGTTGCAGATGGCCCAGCTTGGCATCGGCGTTTAAGGAGTTGTAATGTCCGAAGAACTTAGTGCAGAACTTATCAATCTTATTATGGCCGGTAACGAGTTCGGCTCAGGTGACGACTTTCTTGCCGCTGACAACAACACGTTTCAGCGGGCGGATCAACGATTCAACTTCTTCAACGACCTTCTCAAGACATCTGGGTTGACTATTGACGATTTGCTAGGGATCGTTGCACCGGCACATCCGGGGGATGCGCCTGTGGGGTCTTTTGGTACGAACGATCTGCGGTCGGTTTATGCTGGTAACCCGTTGTTGTCTGCGGCGATGGACAAGATTGATCGGGGTTTGGGGCCGATTATGGCTGCCGATTGGATCAAGTCGCAGGTTGAAGAGTTCCCGGAACAAGCCGAGTTTCTACCCGAAAGCGATGGGTCGGAAGGAGTGTTCAAGGGGTTGGGCGGTCAGGGCGCATACGATACTTCAAGTGTTGCCGCCCTTCTGTCTGATTACGCTACCAAGAACGTGCAGATCGCCAGGGATAACACGGCGTACCAACAGGAGTTGGACACGTACGAGCAGAAGGTTCAAGAGTTCAACAGTTACGGTACGCCAGGTAACGAGTTTGAGGCTGGCGGCTCACGATCTGTAGATGACATTTTGGGACGCTTCGAAGGCTTGGATTTCCCGACCAGGGCGGCAGGTCCGGAGCGGTTGCCTGAGCGGGCACCCAACCGGTTCCTTGGGTCGCAACCCGATTTCGCTACGCCTTCGACACGTTATACGGATAATGATGGTGTTAGTCGTTTGACTCAGGAATCGTTGGATCGTCAGCGGGGTAACTCGAACGTCACAGATTTCCTTGTTGGACGGTTTGATCCTAATGGGCCTTCTCGGCGGCGGTCGGAGAATCCGGAATACAATCAGCCTCGGCCGGGTGTGGCTGGGGTTGGTGAGTTTGAACCTGATCAGGGGCGTTTCCGGGCTGAGCGGGAGGGGTATGAGCAGCGTCTACAGGGTTTGGCTTCGGAGTTGGTTAAGAAACGGAAGGCGACTGCGACTTCTTCTCAGGAGCAGGAGGATCAGCGAGCCAGGTTCATGGCCGAGTTCGCCGTCATTTTTGGTCAAGCTCCACCGACCAGTTGAGCATTCTAATAGAATGGTTGAAGTAGATGTCTCTGATTGATGAGATTCGGGCGATCGCCGCCCAGAAAGATACGTTTAACCCTGATTTGGTGGGCGCTACCCGTCTGCCTACTTTTGGGTCACAAGTTGAACTGCCGTCACGACCCTCTGGGTCTGGCGGCGTTTTGCGTCCCCCTACACCTACGGCCCGTCCGGGTGGTTCGGATGTTTTGGCTGAGACGATGGCTGAGATTCGGGCTAGCCGTGAGAACGCCGGTACTCTCGATGGTGGGGATGGTGGGGATGGTTCGTTGGCTGGTCGAGCGTTCTCTAAGCTGATCGACACCGTGGACCTTACTAGGCGATATCCGGCTGCGCTACTGAAAGAGACGTTGGATGTTGTTGGCGAGCCTCTCGCTAAAGGTATCGAGGATGTGTTGGCCCCGGTCGGTTTGGCTTCCCGAACAGATTTCGATGACCCCGACTACAAGAACCCGTACGACGGAGATTTCAGTTGGGCTGACATCAAAAAGAATGTTGATGAGCATAAGGGGTTTGGTGAGATTGTCCAGGCCGCTACAGAGGCTGACGGTACGGATCGGCCGTTGTGGATGCGTCAGGTTGCCGGTATCGCTGGGGACCTCGCTGTTGACCCGTTGCTGTATACCAGGTTTGGTACGGTAGCTAAGGGTGGCGCTAAGCTGGGTACTGTTGATGCTGCGTTGAAGTCTGGGGAACGACTTGGGTTGGCTAAGGCTATCGGTCGAGAGGCAACACAGAATCAGGCGGTGAAGTTGCCTGCTCAGGCTGCTGCCGACCAGTTGGCTACCAGGGCGCTAATCGGCAAAGCCGGAACGCATGGACGTTCCGCTTTCACTCGCAAATCACTTGCCGAGATGGGTGTGACAGATAACCTGTTGGGCGAGTTGGGTGTCCAGTCACGTCTAGGGTATTCGTTCGGTGGCAAAACATACAGGGTCGCTATTGCTGGTAGCCGCCGGTTGGCGGAACTATCCGAGTCAGGCAAGGGGGCTTTCAAGCATTGGTTGTCTAAGACGGATAGGGCCGGTAAGTTTAGGGCACGGATGGCCGCTGACGATGCTACGTTCGGGGCGTTGGAAGCTGCTGCCAAGGAAGCTATCATCTTGGGTTCGAGTACGGCCCCTGAGGCAGCGGTAGCTTTGTCTAACGTGCATTTGGCTAAGATGGGTTCACACTTTTGGGCCGATAATGCGGCCAAGCGATCAACTACTTCGATGCGTTGGCTGGGAAAAAAGAACCGAAAATATGACAGCGGTGAGATCATTGACCTCGTTGAGCGATCAAGGCTGGACCCTTCGGTGCTAGATGGTAGTGTGGCTGGTCGTCGTGCAGCCCAGGTGAACGCCTGGTTTGATTCAGCGGGTGCATCTCTCAAGGATGCTGGTATTGATTTTAATCTTAGGTCCGGATATATCAATCATGTTCCGACGAAGGCTGCGCTAGAGTTGTTCCAGGCTGGTGAGGAACGTTTGTCCGGTATCGTCAAGTTGGTGAACGCACCCGATCAGGCGTTCGTGAAGGCACGAACATTGGAGGCGGGTGACGATTTTTTTGGGACCATTCTAACAGAATCAGATTTGACGATCAAACGGCTGAATGAGATTTCGATGGAGGCCGTCAACATCAAAGTGTTGGAAGATGACCTTCCCGGTTTGCTCGGATCGTACATGAAGGCCGGTCAGCTACAGTTGTTGAAGGACGGTATTGCGAACAAGAACATTGCTGACAATGTTCTTGGTTCGGCCCCGTTCAAGGTGGACAAGGCTTCGTTGGAGGCTGCTGAGCTAGCGAACCTGGTTGCGTCTGCCAACCTTCGGAAGAAGGCGTTGAAGAAGGCTGCTAAGGACGCTCGGGGTGGCCGTGATGCTGCCAGGACGATGTTGCGTGAGATTGATGTTACTATCAAGGAGTCGGCTGAGAAGATTGCTCAACTGGAATCTTCTGTGAATGTTCTCCAGGGCCAGTTGGGGGCTTATGAGAGTGCGCTATCTCTGTTTAGGGCTATGAAGTCCTCTAAGGGTAAGGGTGCTAAGCGTACGGCTTCTATCAAGATCAAGCAACTTGAGGCTGACATTGTTGCAGCCCAGGAGAAGATCAGTTTCACCAACGGGAAGTTGGAGCGGGCACGTAAGGTTGAGTCGAAGGCTGATTGGGCGGCGGCTCGTGAGGAAGCTGAGAAGGCTCACACGATCTTTCAGCAAAATCTGGATGAGGCTCAGAAGGCTCGTGACGCTATGGACGAGATGTTTCCGGTCCCTGGTACGAAAGAGACTGTTTCTACTCTGGCTCAAGCGGAGAAGGGTGTTCGTGAAACCAGGGCACAGTTCCTAAGCAAGTTCGAGGCCCATACCGATGCCGCTAACGCCCATGTCTGGTTGATGATGGACACCGAGACAGCCCGAACACGGCTGATGAACGCCAACGACCTGTACCGCAAGGGCGCTAAGTTCGCTGACGGAGCGAAGGTTGGCAAGAAAGGCGACCTGGCTGGTAAGCAGGAGGCTAACGATTTGTTGTCCGAACAGATGGATGTCATGTTGAAAGCCTATAAGGATTTGGGTGAGGATAAAAGTTTTGATCTGATCCGTAATATGGAGGCTCAGGCTTTGTCGTATGATGCCGCTACTTTCAACATGAAAGTTTCGGCCCAAGAGGTTGGTGACGGTATTGTTCGTTCGTTGACTGATCCGAAGTTTGCCGAACATATGATGCGTGTGACCGATGACGGTTACCGGATGATTGACGACACTTTGCAGGCACCTGACTGGTATGCTGACGCTTTGAAACGTCAGATTGATTTGACTGACCCAGCGCAGGCTAAGGAGTTGGCTAAGGTTATCCGAGGGTACGATCAAGCGTTGAACTTGTGGAAGTCGTATGCTACGGCCAGTCCGGGGTTTGTGGCTCGTAACCTTTATTCCGGTATGTTCGGTATGTATCTTGATAATGTTACGGTTCGGAACTTCTCAAAGTTCCAACGATATCTGAAAGAGTATGAGGGTTGGCTGACATCAGAGTCCAGGGGGCATCTGGGTGGTGTGCAGGCCGCTAACAAGTGGGCGAAGAAGCACGGGTTTGAGGATGACATTCCGAACCTCCAGGGGGCGTTGGAGGCTGCGGCTGGTTCTGGTTGGGGTTTGCAAGCTCAGGAAGTTACACAAAACTTGGCTGGTGGTAAGTTTAACGCCAACCCGTTCTCAACAGACTTTTTGCCTACGAAGTGGATTCGTGAACGATCCGGTAACGCTGAGGCCAGGATGCGTGGTGGGCACGCCTATGACGTTATGGTTAAGGGCGGCGACAAGGTTACAGCTTTGGAGCATATCGAAAGGTTCCACTTCAACTATCGAGACATCTCGGGGTTTGATCGTGGAGCTAAGAGGGTTAGCCCGTTCTGGATGTTTTACTCTCGGAACATGGCTCTACAGGCGTCTGTTTGGTCGCATTCACCTGGCAAGTTGAACCGATCATATTTCAACATCAAACGAAACTTGGAGTTGGGTTCCGAAGATGACCAGGTAACACCTGGCTACTTTGAGGAAATGGGTGCCATTAAGACACCTTGGGGTGAGCGTGATGGCGGCACCGTCTATTTCACACCTGACTTGCCGTCTCTGCGGTTCCGGCAGGATTTGGCTGCGATTACCGGTACTGGTCCGGACGGGTTTGATCCGCTGCGTATGCTTTCGGATACGTCACCTGCGATCAAGGTGCCGGTGGAGTTGGCGACAAACAAAAAGTTGTTTACCGATGTTCCGTTCAAGAACAGGTTGTACGATTACGATTCGGATGGTGAGGCGTATGCCCGTCAGGCACCTCGACCGTATCAGCTTCCGGTTCTAAAGAACCTGTTG